ACAACACTATGTGCATATAAAAAATTTAAAAAAGGCAAAAGGTATATAGGATATTATATAGATAGGCAAAGAAAAGAAATAGAAAAAATGCAACACAATGTAAGTGATGGTGTTGATTGGTCTGTATTATGGCAATTTAGAAATGAAACATACAATAAAAAATGGTTAAAAGAATTATAGCAATAGGTGGCGAACCTGCAACTGGAAAAACAACAATAATGAAAAGAATAATAAAAGACTATATGCCTTTTAGAAAATTCAAGTATGGTTTAGTAAGAGGTATAGCAAATGACAAGCTAAATATAGTAGGAGTGTATGATAAAATAAATTGTCTTTTTAGTGGTACTGACCAACTTTCAATGGCTGTTCAACCTAAATTCCTAAAATATATAGAAAAGTGTTCTAGCGAAGTAATTTTGTTTGAGGGTGAT